ATCTGCTCAAGTCGCCGGCGGTCGAAGAGCTCGCCGCCAGCGCGGCTGAGGCGATGATCCCGAACAGCAAGGAGACTGGTATTGACAAGCTCCCATGACGGTTGGGATTGGTTCGAACCTGCACCCTCGAATCCTGAGGAAGCGGCGGCGGAGACGGACGCCGAGCTTGCCCGCGCGTTCGCAAACTGCTTTCGCGGCAGCCACGGCTTGCGTGTTTTGAGACATCTGAGGGCTCTCACTCTCGAGCGTGTTCTTGGTCCCGAGAGTCCCGACACGCTCTTGCGTTATGTCGAGGGACAGCGCCGACTCGTTGCCTACATCTGCAGCCTCGTGGAGCGGGCGAACGGCTGGCCTTCTGCGACAGGAATTCCCTCCGGCGCTGAAACGCGCGAGAACGAAGTGGAGCAACCATGACCGAAAATCTTCTTGAAGCTGAATGCGAGGGCGCCAGCGGCGAACGTCGCGCCAACGAGGCAGCGCCGTACGATGGACCTGCCGGAAGCGCCGAAACGCCGGCCCGGCAAAGGCCCGAGGGCATCCCGGAAAAGTTCTGGGACGGCGAGCGCGGCGAGATACGGACGGAAGTCCTGCTCAAATCCTACACCGAACTTGAGCGTAAAATGGGCGGCATGCCGTCGCCTGATATTCCTGCGTCTCCTGAGGAATACGCCATCAAGATCGATGATCCGCTGCTGCAGAGCGATCCGGACATCAACGCGCGTCTGCATGCAGCGGGGTTCAGCCGGCAGCAGGCGCAACTGGTCTATGAACTGGCCGCCGAGCGGTTGACGCCGATGATCGCCGAAGTGGCGGCAGTGTTCGAGGCGGAAAATCAGATCGCGCGCCTTGTCGATCACTTTGGAGGCACGGAAAAGTGGCGCCAAGCCGCCCAGCAGATCACGGCTTGGGGCAAGTCCTCCTTGCCGGACCAAGTGTTCAAGGCGCTGGCCACGACATCCGAAGGCGTGCTTGTCATGCACCGGATGATGAGCGAAGGCGAGCCGAGCCTGGTTCGCGAGGGATCGACAACCGACACCGCCCCAACAGAGGTTGAACTGAAGGAATGGATGCGCGATCCGCGCTATTGGCGGGATCACGATCCGTCCTTCATCGAGAAGGTGCGGCAAGGCTTCCGCAAACTTTATCCCTGAACCATCCCTGAGTTGAAACCTTGGGGGCGCTCTTAGCGCCGGCTGACGCGGCAAGGGCCTGCGTCGCAAAGGCACGCGCTCGGCTAACGATCTGCCGACCCCCCTCATCCCTGTTCCAGCCGGAAAACCAACGGCGGCTTCACCAGCTCGAGGCCCGGCATCGACACGGCCCGCCGCGTCCGGCGGTTCGCCCAGAACCGGACGCGCGGCAACATCTTCAACCCGAAACACAAGGTAACAACAGGAGCTCGTGCATGTCGACGCACGTTGAGTTGTCTTTCATCAAAAACTTTGAAGCTGAAGTTCACGTCCAGTACCAGCAGATGGGCGCAAAGCTCCGCAACACGGTACGGACCAAAGCGAATGTGGTCGGATCAACAACCACGTTTCAGAAGGTTGGCAAGGGAACAGCCAGTACAAAGGCTCGTCATGGAAAAGTTCCCGTCATGAATGTCGATCATGATTCCGTCGAGTGCGTTCTTCAGGATTATTATGCCGGCGACTGGGTTGATAAGCTCGACGAACTCAAGACGAACATCAACGAGCAGCAGGTCGTCGCCAAGGCCGGCGCCTACGCGCTCGGCAGGAAAACGGACGAGCTGATCATCGCTCAGTTGGCGACCTCGGCCAATCAGGTGGGCATCGCGAGCGAAGGTCTGACCCGCGACAAGGTGCTCGCGGCGTTCGAGTCGTTGGGCGAGATCGACGTTCCCGACGACGGCCAGCGCTTCGCGATTGTCGGCTGGAAGCAGTGGAGCCAGCTGCTGACAATCACGGAGTTCGCCAACGCCGATTATGTCGGAGATGACGAGCTGCCCTGGAAGGGCACGCAAGCCAAACGATGGCTCGGCACCCTGTGGATGCCGCATTCAAGCCTGCCCAAAAGCGCCGGCATCCGCAAGTGCTTCTGGTACCACAAGACCGCCATCGGCCATGCCATCGGCTCGGAGGTCAAGACGGACATCACCTGGCATGGTGATCGAGCCGCTCATTTCATCAACAACATGATGAGTCAGGGGGCCTGTTTGATCGACCCGACCGGCGTGGTCACCCTGCCCTGTGCCGAGAGCTAGAAGGAGAGGACCCAAAAGATGGCCTACAACCCGAAAAACCTGAGCGTTCTCGCCTATGCCAATGGATTCACCCTTTGGCACTACGGCACGACCGACACGGCCGCCGTTGTCGATACGGCGGGCGACTTCAATAGTGCGGCCGACATGCTGCGGGTTGGCGACCTGATTATCGGGAACGTCGCTACGGCAACCTCGCCCCAGTCCGGCATCTTCGTCGTCCGCTCCAACAGCGGGGGCGTGGTCAACGTCTCGGATCTGACACCTCTTGGAGCTCTCGACACCGACTAGCGCCTGAGATCCTCTCGCTCGGCCGGTCCATGCTGACGGAAACCGTCATCCGTCAGCACCCGTCCTCGCCCGATGCTGAAGGTGGCGCGCCGGCCTGAAAAGAGCCGGGCTGTGCCATTCAAAGCACATGTCAAAGCACATGCGCCGCCTGCTTCAACACGCTGCTCTTGGCGCTCGCGCACCGGCACAACGAGACGTGCCGTCAACGAGAACGCAAGCGCAGCTACCCCTGGAGACTCGCCGTGACCGTTACCAGTATCGACCTTTGCTCTCGCGCCCTCGTCAAGATCGGCGCCAGCAGCATCAGTTCGTTTGATGAAGGAACAGCCGAAGCTCACGTCGCGGCGAGCATCTATCCGGCCATCCGCGACGGACTGCTCTCCGCTCACCCTTGGAATTTCGCCCTTGCGCAGCGAAGGCTCGCGAAGCTCGCGACCTCGCCGATCGCCGATTATGAAAGCGGCTTCGCCCTGCCCGAGGACAGCCTTCGCATCATCTCCGCCGGCACCGGCGCCCGCGGGCGCGGACTGGCCTACCGGATTCAGCAGCGAACCCTCTACACCAACGCCGAGGACGTCGTGCTGACATACGTTTTTCGGGCTACAGAAGCGGATTTTCCTCCCTTCTTCAACCTCGCACTGATCGCTCGGCTGGCCGCCGAATTTTGCATACCCCTGACCGACAGCACCAGCCGCTGGGCAAGCTTGTACAAGATCGCCGAGGACGAGCTGCGGCGGGCAAGGCTGACGGATGCCCAGGAAGACACTCCGCCGTACTTTGAGGATTTCACGCTCACGGAAGGACGCGGGTGATGGCACACGTGCGCATTGCCAAGACGAGCTTCGCCAGCGGCGAGGTCTCGCCTTGGCTGATCGGCAGAGGGGATTTGAGGGCGCATGAGAACGGCGCCGCCAAGCTGCGCAACATCTACGTTCACCCGACGGGCGGGCTTATCCGGCGCGCGGGCCTGCGCTATGTCGCCACCGCGCGAGGACGCGGCCGCCTGGTCCCCTTGGAATTCAATACAGAGCAAGTCTATCTGCTCGTGTTGAGCCACAGGCATGTTGATGTCTACCAGAACGGGACACTGGTGGCGGTCCTGATCACACCCTGGCACGAACATCACCTGCCGCAGCTCTGTTGGACCCAGAGCGCCGATACGCTGCTGGTTGTCAGCCCGGACGTGCCTCCGCAAAGGATCACCCGCCACGGCGCAACCGAATGGAGAATTGGTGAGTGGGCTTTCGCGCTTCGGGACAATGGCCGCATCGATCAGCCGCACTACAAGTTCGCCGATGCGGGAGCTTCATTGCAGGCAAACGCCACGGCTGGAACCGTCACCATTACGGCCCGCAATGCCGCCGGCGTGTTCGACTATACCATATTCCGCCCGGAGCATGTCGGGGTTCGCCTGAGGCTCCAGGATAAGGAGCTGCAAATCACCCAGTATATCAACGGCGCTTCTGTTTACGCGTACGCTTTCGAACAATTGGTTGGCACCAACCCGACGAGGGATTGGACCGAGCAAAGCTTTTCAGCCGTCCGCGGCTATCCGACATCTGTGTCCTTCCATCAAGATCGGCTTGTCATTGGTGGATCACGCGATCTGCCCAACCGGCTTTGGCTGTCGAAGTCGGCGGATCTTTTCAACTTTGATCAAGGCGAGGGGCTCGATGACGATGCCATCGAGTTCTCCCTTCTCTCCGATCAACTGAACGCGATCCGTGCGGTCTTTTCGGGCCGGCACCTGCAGGTGTTCACTTCGGGTGCGGAATGGATGGTGACCGGCGATCCTTTAACCCCCACCAACATCCAGTTGCATCGCCAGACGCGCGTCGGCTCGCCTACCGACCGCATCGTTCCACCCAAGGACGTAGACGGCGCAACCGTCTACGTCCCGCGTGACGGCGGCCAGTTGCGCGAGTTCCTGTTCGCCGATGTCGAGCAAGCCTATCAATCGACAGATCTCGCGATCTTGTCGCAGCACCTGGTAAAGGCTCCGGTGGA